AAGCCGGAGATCAGTACCGGCCATCATCACTAAGTGCATACCTCCTACGACAACCCTCAGAGCGGGTTAGCTAATAGGCCAATGTCGGGGCCGTACTCAAGAAACCGATGGCGCTTTAATAGACCCCCGGCGCCGCAGCGTTTCGTAGCGACTGCATAAAACGACCAAGCAAACCGACAATCAGCGTCTGGCCCACGACACGGGCGGTCGATAGTTGAATACGACGTTCCGCGAGCAGCAGGTTTCGACTGGCTGGTGACTTCCACATATCTGTCCAACAGGGTACAGGTCGGGAGTCTCGGGGGTCTGCTATCGCTATTTATGCTGCCTGATACAAATAAACAGGAACAACCTGTTGCAAACTATCTTGAATACGTGTATAGTCGATTTCAAGTTTAAAGGAGAAGCTTATGACAAAACACGGCGGAGCTAGGATTGGCGCGGGCCGGCCGGCAACACCAGTAGATGTAAGAAGGGTGATCGTGCTGCGTAAACAGGGCCTTTCGTACCGACAAATTGCAGAAAGATTTGGGGTAACAGAAACAATTGTTAGGCGGGCGATCAGAAACGAAAACAAAAAGGAACAATCATGAGAGAGAAAACAGGCGGAGCAGCATTCCCTACACCCAGGTTCATGGTCGATGATGAGTCGCGCATCTTGGGCTTTTCCATTCACACAGACGGCATGTCGCTGCGGGACTACTTTGCAATCAAAGCACTTCAACCCCTTACCAAATCTTTTTTAGAAAAAGAACTAGATTTGGAAGACCCAATTGGTTGGATGGGCGGGCTTGCATCAGACGCATACGCAATGGCAGACGCTATGTTGAAAGCGAGGGAAGAATGAAGCCAGCCAAAGAAGTATGCCTACGAATGGCGCTATACCAGTACAGCTGCCGCAACGAGCAGTTCATGTGGCGTTGGTTGTTTACCTGGGCGGCATGGAAAGATAAGCCCGAATTCTTTACCGACCCCAGTGTGCCTGTGTTCAAGCCGCGCAAAGCCAAGAAGCGCTGGAAGAATCTAACCAATGCCGACACCCATGCAATCATTAAGCAGATTCCTAACTGGACAACGGATCACCTGAACACATTCGTCTTCAAGGTGTTGGTTGAAGAGAAGTTCAAGGAGAAAAACAGATGACCAACGATGAGCGCGAATTGGATTTATTAGTAGCGGATTTAGAAACGGAAGTCCGGCGCCTGAGAAACATTGAGCAAGCAGCCCGGGCGGTCGTCAAAGCTTTTACAAATAGCATTGACTACAACACTTGGGACGCGGCACTTGATTCCCTAGAAGCCACATTAAAGGAGAAGCCATGAACACAAACATGTTTAACGAAGAGATGGTCAATGCCATGATTGCAGAGGCTGTTGAAGCCGAGCGCAAGCTGATGCAGGCCAAGATTGAAACTCTATACGCCATGTATGAAGTAGCAGTTAAGCAACGGGACTACTTGATGGATCAACAACGAGCGCAGGTTGAGGCTATGCGGGGGAGGGTGCAATGAACAAAGATGAAGTGATAGCCCTTGCTGAAAAGTGCAAGCTGGCCGTGCTGATACACAGTCAATGGACACATGAGATTAAAGAGTTCACTGTGGTTGACTATGTTGTCGAGGGCGACCTTGGAAGCTTGATGCAATTTGCTGACCTAGTAGCTAATGCCGAGCGTGAGGCGTGTGCAAAAATGTGTGATGAGTTTCTTCCGCTTGGTAACAAATGCGCTTATGCCATTCGAGCAAGGGGAGATAAGCATGACTGATGACGATGACATCCAAGAATACGTGCGCCCTTGGAAGGGTCTGACAGACAGTGAGATGCTGGAATGTTTGAAGGCCGTTGATGTTGCCACTGCGGTCACTTTGTTAATGAGCCAATATGAGATGCCTCCGACATTCAAAGTGTATGCCAAAGCTATTGAAGACAAGCTCAAGGAGAAGAACAATGGATAAGCCAATAGCATGGTACGACCCAACTAACGGCGCGGTCAGTACAGACAAAGACAGCCCTCTGTTTACACCGCTTGGTCAGGTATTGCCTTTGTATACGAAGCAAGAGCAAGAGCCTGTAGCGTGGATTAGCACGTCAGAGCTAATGGTAATGCGTGGCAATGCACTTGGCGGTGCAAAAGATTGGCGTGTAAACCTTGGCCTTGAACCTGAAGAAGGTGATGTGGCTTTGTACACCACCCCATCACAACGCACATGGGTAGGGCTGACACGCACAGAACTTATTAGATGTGGTGTGCTTCCTTTTGGAATGTCCTATGAACTTTATGAAGCCATTGAAGCCAAGCTTAAGGAGAAGAACACTTGAGCAAATCAAAAACACCTGAGCCACTGTACAGACAGTACGTGCCCGAAGAAGATCGTGGCAAGACGATGGTTAGCAAGTATTACCGCGTCAATCAAAACATGGATGGGTTAGGTGTAAGCCTGCACCCATACCTTGTCGAGTGCAACATACGAATTGATTTTGACTTGGATGGTGGCATCTACAAGGTTGAGTGGAGTAACAAAATACTAGGAGAAAGAAATGAGCGAAGCACAATTAAACGTATGGGAAAAGGCGCTGGGATGGCGCAAGCGGCAGATGATTCAGCGTCAGCTTGATCCCATCTCAAACAAGATTAGGAACGACGCCCTGGAAGAGGTGGCGAAGGAGGTGGACAACTTCAAGGCCTTTGAGAAGGACACAATGGCAAGCTTTGCTGCCTACGTCCGGGGCCTAAAGCGATGATTAAATATATAGGAGCAAGAATATGATTGAGAAAGCATCAGCCGATGAGTATCAGGTGGGTGGCGACCACTATCACAAGATTGGCATCCAGCCCTGGGCCGTCATGGAATCTGTGCTTAACCGCCAGGAATTCATTGGCTACTTGAAGGGCAACATCATCAAATACAGCATGAGAGCTGGCCGCAAAGAGGGGTCAGACGATGCCGCTAAAGCTTGGCATTACAAACAAAAGCTCAATGAATTTATAGGTTTTGACGCACCATTTTAAGGGAACGATATGCTAGAAAGAAAAGTATTAGAACTGAAGCAAATCAGGCTGGACGGCGGCACTCAGGTGCGCGCAGCAATCAAAGAAGAAGCGGTGATGCGCTACGCTACGGACCTGGAAGGCGGCGCGGTATTCCCAGCAATGCGGGTATTCTTTGACGGCACAGACTATTGGATGTCTGACGGCTTTCACCGGTATCACGCAGCGCTACGGATTGGGATGGCCGCCTTTCCATGCGAGATAGAAACCGGCACACCCAGGGACGCCCTGTTTTTTGGTAGCAGTGCAAACAACCTGCACGGCCAGCCAATGGACAATGCCGACAAGCGCAAAGTCACTATGATTTTTGTAGAAGATTTTGAATGGGGCGAGTGGAGCAATGCCGAGATTGCCAGGAAGGTTGGCGTGTCTGCGCCGTTCGTTGCCAAGATGCGTGGGGAAAGCGCGCCGGCTGTCCGGAAATACATTACACCCAAGGGTAACGTTGCCGAGAAGCGCAAGCCCGAAAAGAAAGATAAGCCAGCCAAGCCAGCGAAAGCAGCACCCTTGGTTGAGGCGCCTAAACCCGCCGATCCGCCCGCCGTAGACCACCGCCAGGAAATGGTAGACGAGCTGATTGCGCAGAACGAAACGCTGACCGACCGCTTGGCCGTCAAAGTCATGGACGCGACAGCCGAAGAAAAGAAAGCAGCGCAAGATCTGATCAAGCAATTACGCGAAGAGATTCGCATACTGAAGTTAGAGATGAACGCGGTTAAATCCAGCCGGGATAAATTCCAGTTGGAAAACGCGCAGCTCAAGCGTCAGATTTCCATGCAACAAAGACAACTTAAAGCCTACGAATAAACAAGGCCCAAGCCGGCGGGCATAGTGTGCCGGCAGCGGAGAATCAAATGAGTTTACAACTAAGGGATTATCAAGACGCTACCCTGGCAGCGCTACGCCAGGGGTTTGCAGAGGGCAAGCGCGCACAGATACTGTACGCACCGACCGGAGCGGGCAAAACAGAAATGGCTATTGCTTTGCTCAACGCAACCAGGGGTAAAGGTAACAAGGCAGCCATGCTGCTGGACCGAATCATTCTGTGCGACCAGACCAGCGAGCGGCTAGAAAAGTATCACATCCCGCACGGGGTTCTACAGTCAGGTCATTGGCGCTATCGGCCGTATGAAAGCATACAAGTTTGCTCAGCTCAGACGTTGGAAAAGCGGGGCTCATTCCCAGGGCTAAACCTTTTGATTGTGGACGAGTGCCACACAACGCGGCAGCAGACGATTGATTTCATCAAGAACAATCCGGAGGTGCGGGTCATCGGGCTGACGGCTACGCCTTTTACAAAGGGGCTGGCCCATATCTATGACAACATCGTCAACACCATCACGACAAAGGAGCTGGTGGATCAGAAGGTATTGATGCCTCTACGCGTCTTCATTGCCAAAGAAATCGACATGACCGGCGCCAAGAAGGTGGCGGGTGAGTGGTCCCAAGCCGAGGCATCTAAGCGGGGCATGCAGATTACCGGGAACATTGTCGAGGAGTGGATCCGAAAGACCAATGAAATCTTTGGCGGCCCGCGCAAAACGATTGTGTTCTGTTCGGGCGTAGAGCATGGCGCCGACCTGGCCGCACAGTTTGCTGCCGAGGGTTATAACTTTGTGTCGGTCAGCTACCGGGATGATGACCAGTTCAAGCGGGATGTGATTGAAGATTTTGCCAGGCCGGACACAGAAATACATGGATTGATTGCAACGGATATCCTAACCAAAGGCTTTGATGTCCCTGATGTAATGATTGGGGTGAGCGCCAGGCCGTTCAGTAAATCTTTATCGTCGCATATCCAGCAGATGGGCCGCATCATGCGCCGGGCTGACAACAAAGAGTTTGCCGTCTGGCTGGA